CTAAACTACCTTTATTCCATACAAGAATACCCTGTTGCATCCATTTGGGTAAATTCTCATAAGCAGTCTGGAGTCTTGCTAACAAGTCTCTGGCAGTCGCTGCTTTGTTCGCAAGAATACCAATATTAACATTATCATTGAAGATAGCATAATGAAGTAGATAAGATACAGATGTAGTAGACTTACCAGTCTGTCTAGGCATCATGCATATATTAAATCTATTCTCGTGGAATCTACTAATTAATTTCTCTTGGAATGGCCACATATCGAAACCAACCAATCCCTCGTCAACGTTTACAATCTTAATGTATTGACGAGCAAAATAAACAGGATCAAGTTTACATTTAATAAACTCTTGAACCTGATCATGACTAAATTCAATCTCAGTATTTGCTTTCTTGAGATTGGGATTACCAAGGTATATTTCTTGAGGCATAATTAAGTTTGACGATAACCACTAACGATAAAAGTACAAGTTGCACCAGCACCAGTAGTTTCAAAGTTACCAGTACCAACAAATAAAGCATCTCCACTATTTTCAAGAACTAAAGGAGATGCATAGACATCAAATCTATAGTTTCCTCTATCAGCAATGCTTTCATCTACAATCCTGAAATCAGGAGAATCAGTTGTACCACCATTAGGAACAAAATAAATTTGAGCACTTGTAGATGCTCCATATCCAGCATGTGCATACACACCGTCTATGTAAATCTTTTTATTGTCAACACAAGTAATGACACCTACCGTGCTTCCATATGCAACCTTAATAGGATTACATATCTTTCCGTAAATAATTGGATTTGCCATAATTAAGTAACGATGTCAGCACCAGCACCAGCTCTTACTGCCATTAATTTTTTAAGAAGAACTTGTCTTTTCAATCTCATTACTCTCTTCTCCTTAGATTTCAACTCTTGATTCTCACGACCTTTCTTTTGTACTGCTAATTGCTTACCTTGTACATCGTCAACTGTTGGAGTTTTAGAACCATTAGCAGGCATAGGTGCAGTATCTTCTGGTAACTGTAGAATTGGTTTAGTTGGATCTCTCATAACAACATCATAATCCATGACCCTTGAACCAGGATATACCTTTATAATTGCATCTTGCACATCTTTCTTAGATGGCATCTTTAATTCTGGGAAGAACATCTGAAGAGACATATACTTACCACGCCACTGGAATGTGACATAAAGTGTTTGTCCATTTACTCTTGGAAGAGTTGTTGCTTCATAAGTATAAGTCTTCTTACCAACTTTGGTATGTCCATACTCACCAGTTTTACCTGGACGTACTTGTCCTAACTTACTACCTTT